TCGCACAGAGCAATGTCATCATAATCGCCAGGAGCGCCAACGATGGGAACGACCAGCGTTCCCTGTGCCGAAGCAACGTCCATAACCGACAGGTTGATGTCCGAAGCAAGCTTCTGCTTTGCAGCATCGCCAAGGCGACCTTCCTGCAAGGCATCACGAAGCTGGAGCGAGTTCATCTGCCAAGCCGAGCATTTGCTGAAGCCAAGGGTCGAAGGAACCGAAAGCTGCGTCATGGTCGAAACGTTCGAAGCAATCGTCGAGCCGACGGTGCGGTTAAACGATTCACCGATATACGGCATCGGACGCCAGATGGTGTCGCGTGCGCGTTCCATCGTTACGCCATTGGTGTTGTAGATGCTGATGTTTTTGGAAAGGATCAGCGCGTCGTTAAAGCCTTCGAGAAGGTTCTCAAATGCAACGACTTCCTCCTTTGAGAATGCGTTCATGGTATTCAATTCCTTTAATTAGGTTTTCTTGCCACGCTTGTAAGCCATGACCTTTGACAGATCGCCGGTCTTAAGGGCTTCTTCACGCAGCCGTTCAAGGGTTGAGTCTACAGATCCAGAGATGCGGCCACCGCCACTGGTGATGGTGCGTTCTGGCGCTGCTGCTGCCTTGCGATTGGTCACTTTCAACTGAGTCTCCAGTTTAGCTACCGCGAAGGCAAACTTCACGGGGTCATTGATTGAGGCGAGTTCCTTGGCACGCTTTTGGCTCTTGCCCAGTGCATAAATCAGATGCGCGGGATTCTCGGCACCCTGAAGAACAATTCCTTGCTGCGTGACGTTGAAGGTATCGAGCGCGAACGCTTCAGCCTCTTCATAATCCCGCACTTTTAGCGAAGCTTTTGCTTTCGCATAGGAATCAAGCTTACCCTGCCACTCCTTGGCTTCAGCATCTCGCTGGGCCTCGATTTGGGCTTCGGCTGCATCATGTTCGTGTTTCTGCTCATACCATGCAGCAAGCTTGTTGTCATATTCGTCAGAGTCGTAATCGCAGCCTTCAAGCGTTGGCTTTGCTGACAGTGCAACCGGCTTGGTCTCAGTTGCAGTCGCGTTTAGCTTTGCTTCAAGTTCGCGGATTTGCCGTTCTTTTTCCCTGTTCGATTTACGCAACTCGCGCACCCATTTAGGCGCACGGGTTTCTTCCTCTTGAGGTGGCGATTCCTCACCAATGGAAATTACAATTTCATCCTCATCGACTTCTTCATCTTCGTCCAAGACGGCTATGGTCTCATCTTGGCTATCCAGATCAATCGCTTCGAATGCTTCGTCATTCTCCATTTCTGCCGTGTTCATATATTACCCCGTAAACTCACCCGAATTGCGTGGCGGGTGGAACCACATTGGTTTGCGGCTGTAATGCAGCCCCAATCTTTTCAGCCGACTCGATGGCCGACTTGCGCTGGTCAATGTCGATGTTCGACAAGGTTTCAGCGGTCTTGGCGCGGGTTTCTTCCGTCCGTGCCAAGCTATATTGCGTATCGGCCTGGGCCTTCAGGCTTAAAGCTTCTGCCTTCTGTGCCTCTGCCATCAGATACATGGCTTGCGGGTCAGGCTGCTGTCCTTGCGCCATCATCGCTTCCATCATCTGCTGCTGTTCTTCTTCGGTCGGCTTCACAACGCCAAGCTGGACAAGCTTCGAACGGAAGAAGTCCTTAATGTCGCTGATACCTTCGCCGTCCATGTTCATGATCGCCATAGCCTGCAAAATCATCTGCGTTTCAGGATCGCTTGTCACCTGCATCATGCCAGTCAGTGAGCGGACAGTGGCTTCGCGGCGGCTGGTGAACGACGGGCCAACATCAACAGCAACGTCAAAGGTCGCTTTGCTTAGGTCGTTTTCATAATCCAATTCACCGGATTCCGGGTCGATGATCGGCTTCATCAATTCAATCGAGCCGACCTGATCCATCTGATCAATCGACTTCATCTTGCGGCCTTCTTCGACGTAAATGTCTTTAGCCATCGACAGCCATATCTCACCGCAGCGACGCATAGCCTTCGCCATGTTGGTCATGTAGATGAATGACTGCATGTCCAGGCGGGTCTGGATCATCTCAACGGCTTTACCGCTGATGTTGCTGACCATCTTGTCGGCTTGCTGGTTGTTGCCCAAAATCTCAGCCATATCCTGCTCGGTCAATTGGAGCAGTGCAGCCATCGCCGGGGGAATGTCGGAAGACTTGGTATAAGCAACAGGGCCAGCGGCTTGCATCTCGCCATTCGGGCCAGTGATCGGATTGACCAGCAGATAGGGATAATTGCGGATGTTATCGTCAGCCCACATAGCTTGATGGCCGATAACCTGTTCAGGAACGAGGATTGGCTTTTCGACAGATGAAAGCGCACTGATCTCGCCCAGCTTTGAAAGCTGCATATTCTTCAGGCGCTGCGGATCTTTTGCTAGGCGGACGTGGCCCATGCAACGCTCGACGTTATCAACGAACCAACGCTTGCCGTAATAAGGGACAATCGGAATGTTCTTGCCAGCGATATATCCCATATCGTCAAGGATACCGCCACCGCTCATGATGTATTTGTGAACCTTGCGGCGCTTCACCCGCTTCTGGCGAACCTCGACCGTACCGACAGCCAAGAGCATTTCTTCAAGCGTTTCGTCAGCGTCAAAGTCTGCTTGGGTGTAGCGTTCTTCCTCGCCGTCGATGGTCTGGAATATGCGGACTGTCTCGCGCACTTCCTCGACGCGGTAATATTCCGCAACGTACACAACGTCCGGCGTATCCCAGTCAAATTCGATCTGCTGGATTAGCTTGGGCCATGTTGCTGGATCATCCTGCCATTCAGCGATGTAGGCTTCACGGGTCATTGAATACAGAACGAAGCAATATTTTGCGTCGGACTTGTCCTGGCGCTTTGCGTCTAGATCGAAGAAGACCGAGGAATCAGCGTCATAGATTGGCTCGAACCGAATCCGCTGCTTTTCATTCTCATCGTCTTCATCGTCTTCATAAACTGTGCGAAGCCGCCAAGCACCGAAGCCACCGCCTACACCTTCCTCGAAAGCATTGTCGAAAGCCTCATCTGCAACGCTGTCCTGTTCGTCAGCGCGATACAATCCGTTACAAGTCTCAGCGAGCTTGTCGTTGTTGCTGCCGTCCTTGGATACGAAGTCGACCGAGATGCGGTTGTTGCGATATTCGTTGATGATCCGAATGACGCTTAGGTGAACCTTGTTGACTTCAAAGCGCGGCTTGTTCTCAAATTGCTCACCGATGGGGCCTTCCCATTGTGCGCCAGCGAGGGAATAGAAACGGCGGTCTTGGAGGCATTGCAAGCGTTCATCACGCATGGCGGTCTGGCAGCGGTCAAACTCATTCAACGCACTTTCATGCACGTTGCCAAGCCGCTGTTCTCTAGTCAATCGCGCCATTTACCACCTGTTCACCGTTGCCAGAGGCTGAAAGTCGATTGGCGTTTTGGGCGCTGCACGACGGCTAGCCTCAAGGCTATACCTTAAAGCATCAATAACATGATTGTCTTTGTCGGACAAGACCGGCAGCACTTGCCCTGTCAAGGGGTCTGTTTTGTAGCTGTAGCAGGTTAATTCATCAATCGTATGGGTGCAGCGAGGGTGAACCACAATGTCATGTGACTTCAGCCATTCCACACCTTCCTCGACCGACTTGGGGCCTTTCACTGCGGACATGATCTTCGGAAAGCCATTCTTCTTCATGTGGCTGATAGTCTCAGGCCGGGCGCTGTCAGCGATGATCGGCCACTTTTCGGACTCTGGAACCGTCAGGAATAGCGAAGGCGTGTCCATAATCTCACAGCCCACCTGATAAGCTTCGTAATCGACATAGATCGTTCTGCCGACAACGTGGCAGCGGATGAGGACTGTCGGGTCAGATGCGAAGCCCCAGTCAGCGCCCAGGCGGTGCGTTGCGTCTTTGGGTGCTTCAAATTCCTCAACCTTCCAATTGCGGAACACCCGGCTTTCACTGTTCGATACATAACCGCCGAGCCAGACGTGCTTGTATTTGTCAGGGTCGCGGCCTCGGTCGTATTCCATTTCAGCGCGGAGAACGTCAGGGAACCAA